CTGTTACATATGCTGATACTGCTGGTGACGTGCAAACCCTATCCACAGATATATATAAAACAGTCTTTACCGATTATGATTCCTACATAGAAGTAAAAGATGGGCAATCATTCCCTGAGACTTTATCAGAATCAGCAGTTGTTGAAATAAACACGACCGCTGGCTATGGACTTACCGCTGATACAGTACCAGCAGGTTTGAAAAACGCCATCCTTCTTTTGGTTGGTTCTTATTATCAAAATAGGGAAACTATTTACTTTGCGTCTATAGGCACGGTGGCTGACCTGCCTCGGTCGATAGCAATAGATACGCTACTAAATAACTATAAATTACCGAGGGTATAATGCCTTATATTAATAAAGCGTCTGGCTCGCTGTCTCAAAGGATTGAATTATTCTCATATTCTCAATCCAAAAACGAGTTTGGGGAAGATGTAGAGAATTTTGTATCCGCTGGCAAGGTTTGGGCTGAGGTTGTTTTTCGTATAGGTAAAGAAAAGTTTAACGAGGACTCAACCAACTCTATGCAAAAAGTCATTATGCGTATTCGTTATACTGATACTTTAAGTGTTCGTGATAAAGTCCTTTACAATAACGATTATTATAATATATTAAGTATTGTTCCAATGGGTAGTACAAAACGAGATTTACTGGAAATGGAGACTCTTAGACAGGTGAAATGATGGCTTTTAAACAGTCTGGTGTTCGTGGTGCTGATGATGTCGTTGCCAAATTCAAAGAGGTGTTTAAGCAACTAGACCCTAAGCAACAGGGAACTAAGGTTCTGCGTCCTGCTATTAAAAGAGCATCTAAGCCGTTAGCGGAACAGATAGAAAAAAACGCTTCTAAGTTTGGCAAATACTCAACAGGTAACATAGCCGATAATGTAGTTATTACTGCTGATATCAAGAAATTCAGAAGACGTGGACGCTCTATGGTATTCGTTGGTATTAAGAAGAAAGGCACTATTAGCCTAGGGTCTATTAAGGGTAAAACCAATACACATTATGCCTATTTTCTTGAATATGGCACAGGTCGACACTTCACCAATAATCCGTCCAGATATGCGAAGGGTGAGGAGTCTCCAAGGCACATGAAGCCTCAGCCATTTATTAGACCAGCGATAGAGGCACAAAGAAAAGCAACATTTTCTAGCTTGAACAATGAATTAACAAAACAGGTAAACTCAGTTATAAAGAAACTTTCAAGTGGTAAATTAAAAGGTAATGGTGGTAAATGAGTTTAAGAAGTAAATTATATACATTATTATCAACTAACACAGATATATCGAATATAGTCGGCAATCGGATAACGCCGTCTATAATTACTCAGAATCAACCAGCACCATATATACTATACTCTGTTATTGCTGAAACGCCTATGAATACGTTAACCAGCAATAACAGGAATGATAGGAGATTATGGGTTCAAATAGATTGTGTAGCAGAGACTTTTTCAGAAACAGAAACTCTCTCAGTGTTAGTTGCTAATGCTATACTTTCAGAGGAAACCGTATTCACTTCCACATATAAAAACGAACAAGAAGATTATGACTCAGAAGTTGAACCAAAGACTTACAGAAGAATTTTAGAGTTCCATATTTTTGGAAACGATAATTAAAATAAAGAGGTAAAAAAATGGCTAAATATTCAACACAAGGATTGCTCTTACAGATAGGAGAGACGACAGACGCTTCTTCTGCATTGTCAACAATAGGCAACCTTAATAGTTTTTCCCCACCTATTGGAGACGATTCATCAGAGATTGACGTAACAGATTACACATCTACCGTAAAGGAATTCATTCTCGGTCTTAAAGATGGTGGTTCTATGGATGTATCTGGGTTCTGGGATTCAGAAATTCCTGAACACGCAGAACTTATTTCGGCTAACAATACTCAGACACTGAAACAATTTCTGGTTACTTTCACCGATGGAACAACGACCCCATCTACTCTTGGGTTTAACGCCTTTGTAAAAAACCTAAATTCTTCAACAGAGATTGATGATGCTTTCCAATTCACGGCTACGTTGAGAGTTTCAGGAACTAAGACTTACACACCAGCAACTTAATAAACCATAACTAGGAGGATTTTCAAATGATTTTAACAAGAGACCAAATTTTAAATGCTAGCGATATCGGTATCGAAAAAGTTTCAGTTCCAGAGTGGGGCGGTGAGATATATGTAAAAGCTATGTCTCTAGGCGACAGGAACAAATGCTCATTGTGTCTTTTTGATACTGATGAAAAAGGCGAACAAATAGCAAAAAAAGATGTTGACTATAATACAGTCATGTTGGCTTTTACTCTTTGTGATAAAAAAGGCAAGCTTATCTTTTCCGAGGAAGACATTGAGGCTATTTCTAACAAATCAACTAAGGCTACAGATAGATGCTTGGAAGTGGCTAAAAGATTGAATAATTTTACAGAAGAAGAAGTGGATAACGCCGAAAAAAAATAAGAAGCCGTCCAGAGGAACATTTAAAGATGCGATTAGCTCTGGCACTTGGTAAAACCCTATCCGAGATAGAGCATATGCCAATGTCAGAGTTTATTCGATGGACGGCATGGGACAGGATACAGCATATTGGTGAGTATCGCCAAGATGTAAATTTCGGTATTTTGGTTTCAGTTCTTAGGAATATAGCTTCATCGTTTGGTGGGAAAAACGGTAAACCAGCTACACCTGAAAATTCAATCCCTCATCTTAAAGATTACCACCGCAAAGCAATAAATATTGAAGTTAATACTGGCTTAGAAGCTATGGATGAATGGATTAAAGAAGGGCTTGATTCTGGTGAAATTATCCTTAATAAAAAATAAAAAGGATCGATAAATGGCAAATATTTTAGAGAATATGGTAATAGGTATCGGAGCAGATATTTCAGCCATTCAAAAGGATTTAGGACAAGCTACACGAATAATCAAAAATTTTGAATCCACCGCAAATAAAAACTTAAAAGAATTTAAGCAAAATACAGAAAAAAACATGAAAAGTGCGACAAGGTCAATCAAGGGGCTTACTGTCGCATTTGTTGGTTTAAATACCGCCATGTCGGCATTACGTTTGACCTATAATATTGGTCGACAAATAGCTGACACGTCAGGTCAGTTTGAGACTCTGCAAACCAGACTAGTAACCCTGTCAGGTTCGTCTGCGAAAGCTAGGGAATCTATGGCTTGGATTGTAGACTTCACTAAAAAAACTCCTTTTCAGTTAAGAGAAACGGCAGATGCTTTCAACAAGCTGACCGCATCAGGTGTAGAGGCTACCAGAATGCTTCCTCTTATAGGTGATGCTGTTTCCGCTATTGGTGGTGGCAAAGAAGACCTTAATGGTGTGGTTAGAGCTTTCACTCAGATATCAGCCAAAGGTAGAGTTTCAGCAGAGGAGCTTTTGCAGATTTCAGAGCGTGGTATCCCTGCGCTTAAAATCATGAAAGAAGAGCTGGGTTTAACAGCTAAAGAAATGGATAATTTGACAAAAGCTGTCCCAGATATGGATGAGTTTTGGGATGCTATGGAAAAAGGAATAAAGGAACGTTTCGGTGGAGCGATGGCTCGCCAAATGACCAAATTTAATGGTCTTGTTTCTAACCTGTCAGATGAGTTCATGTTATTCACAAAAGAAATAGGTGAAGCTGGGTTCTTGGGAGTGTTAAAAAGAGAACTAGCTACAGCCTTGGTAACTATAGATAATTTACGTAAAGATGGTACTCTGTCTCGATGGGCTGTGGAAATATCCGATGCCTTATCCCAAGTAACCATGTCTGTGATAAAATTCACAAAGGCTACCGTGGCTTTCTTGTCCAGTAATCAGGAAATCTTCAAATGGGCTGGCAAGATAACTGCTGCTTATCTGGCATGGAAGGGTGTATTTTCTCCTATCCTTAACTTGATGAAAAACTCAGTGATTGCTATACGTTCTATGGGTGTGGGTATGAAGGCATATACTGTATCCGTAGCCACGGCAACTACAGGGACTAAGGGCTTAAAATCAGCTCTTATCGCCACCAACATAAGCCTCAAGGCTCTTAAGGCTTCCATGATGACCTTTTTACCAACAGCCTTGATTATAGTCGCTGGTGAAGCTTTAGCTTATATCTATAACAATTTAGATAGAATAAAGAAGAAAATGGATGGTTTTGCTTCTAACCATGCTCTTTACGAACAAGCTTTTCGCAACTTAGGTGCTGGTGCGAACCCTGATGAAATTATAAAAGAAATGGACAGAATTAGGAAAGCCAGAGAAGTAGAATTATCACAAAAACAAAAACTCATAGAATTAGATACAACGATAGCACAGCAAAGAATAGAAGCTCTTGTCGATGGTGAACATATTGCCAAGATGACAAATGAGTTAAATAATGCACTTAGAATACCTTTTCAAAAAGGTTTAGCAAAGGCTGATAGTCGTCAATTAAAACAAGATAAGGACAACAAAGTCTTTGATGTTTTAATGATTCAAAACTTCGGTACTGCTCAAGACAAGATTAATCTTAAGTATGATAAGATGATAGACAAAGTAAGGGCATTAAAAACTACCACTGAGCAGTTTAATATTTTCCAAAGACTAGCGGACAAAGCAAGACTTAAGGCTTTGGACGATTTATCTGAAAAAGAAAAAAAGAAGGCGATGAAAGAGCAAGAACGCCTAAACAATAAAACAAAAAGAGAGTTTACTAAAAAACAAAAACTTTTAGATGACCAAGCAAAGATAGAAGCCCAGTACCGCCAAGAGACATTTAAGTTAGCTGAGGAGTTTGATCCTTTCACTAGAGAAGAATCCAAGATAGCACAAAGTGTCAAATTAAAGATGGATGCTCTTGAAGAATATGCCGAATTTGTTGGTGCTACAGAAGAAGAGATAGCTGTTATGCAAAATCGCATTTATCGCACAGCCGAGGAAGAAAGGTTGGCATTTAGAGAGCAAAAAGCCGATGAAGCGATAAAAGCAGAAACACTCTCGCAAAGAAAATTCATAGTCAGTATGAAGGAAATGTGGGGTAAATACTATGACGATGTAGCCAGCATCGCTACTGGTTTTGCCTCCTCTACTGAAAGCACTTTATCAGACGTACTTTTTGATGGTTTGGTTGGAGAAATGAAAACCTTTCAGGAATACTGGGAGGGGTTTTGGCGTTCTATGGTTAGAACAGTTACAGACGCAATAGCTAAAATCGCAGTTGAAAAGGGTGTTTCATCTCTTGTTGGCTGG